TAAGTCTTTTACTTCATCCCATCTGCATCCGTGTGGATTATCTTCCCAAGTAAAATTTAACTCCTGTACCTTTTTTTTGTTTTTATAAATGGTCATTTTATACTCACCACTCATATCTAATTTCCATTCGATAGAGCGTGTCTGTTTATCAAAGTCTTCTAACTTAGTAATAAGTTCTGCCTTTGTACATTTTTCTAATATCTTGTAATAATCTTCGTGGAAGTGTCTTTCTTTTTTACTCATAATTTATTTCTTTCTTGGTTGTAAGTTTAAATAGTCTTTTGTAAAATTTTCGTCTCCTGCTGCGTACCAAATGTTTCCGTAAGATTCTTTCATTAAATATGCAAAGGGAATTCCTAAAGCTGCTGTATATGTTTCGCCACCTTCAAAATTTAAAACTGTTGTTGGTGTAAATTTCACAGAGGTATTTAGAAACAAAATAGGTTTTCTATTCTTTATAAGAAAATCGATATATTTAATTTCTTTATTTATAGGATTAAGTAAATCCATTGTGTAAAATGGTACTTCGTATTGCTGTTTTAAATCTATAAAAATAGGATTGTAATTTAGTGAAGCAAAAAAACCCTCACTTGTTTTTCCATTATCAAAACGAATTTCAGGAAAGTAAAAATCAGGCATTAAAGTATCAATGTAATCTATATCGTATTCTTCTTCAATATTTACAAATTTAATTTTAGCTTGATTAAAATACTTTATCCATTCTTTTTTTGATTTATCTAACTGACTTATACTTTTTTGAGTTATGTAAGGTTGTTCTTTCATAGTTTAATTTTTTCTCTTTGTTTAAGTAATTCTTGCTCTGCTCTTCTTGCTCTTTCTATTGCTCTAAGTTTATCTGCTCTATACTCTTCTATTGTTTTATGATACAAACTTTTCTCATAACTCAACTTATTTCCTATTTGTGTTATTTTAAGCACTGCATCTTTTAATAGTTTTAAATCTAAGTTGTCTGGTCTAGCTTTGTACCATTTAGCAGTTATTTCTTGTATAATTAATAAATTGGTATTTAACTCAACATCTTCAAGTGCATTAAATTTTTTATACATATTAAGTTTATTTATTTCCATACTTAAAGATATTAAAAAATATTAATAAACTAGCCATCATTGTAGTTAATTATACTAGCAAGATTTTCATTGATTAAATAACAAGGCTTTTTTACTTTCTTGCTATTCCACAAAGTTGTATCAGGGCACCACATATCCTGAGCCTTTGGCATTTCTAAATCGTTTAACCAAAACAAACAATTTACTTTAGGGTCATTTATAAAATATAATTTAACAATACTATCGTCCATTAACATAAGCTGGTCATACTTATATTTTTCTAGCATTTTATCTTCGTAGTATTTGTTTCTGAACTTCATCTCTACAACACAATCAAAACCTTTAGGTGTTTTACCTTTTGCGTCATAGTGCTCATATCCTCCACCACACCACTCAAGTTCCCATCCATCAAAGTTTAATAAGATAATTACAGCTTGTTCCCACCTATGTACATCTTTTAAATTCAATCCTGTCCATTTTTGTATATAACATTAAGTTGCTCAATCCAAGTGTTATAAGTTTTAGGACTACAGGTGCAAGGCAAATAGTAACTGTGTTTAAAATAATAAGCGTGTAATCTACCAAGTAATTCCTGCTCTTGTTTTGTCATTGTTTTTTTATTATTTGCTAGAAACTCTGTCCAAGCATCATAATGTATTTTAGTCATTTTAAGCATTACGATTAATTTTAAGATTGTTTAATTTTTCTTTTCTATCGTTGCAACCACAGCTTTCATACTTAAAAATGTCAAACCATATTTTATTATGTAGCCATTTTATTCCTGTTACTTTAAATATTTTTTCTACTAAATCTCCTAGTTTCATTTTTCAAAAATTTTATTAGACAAAAATCGTTTTACTTTATTATATGTATTGTATATAGAATAATAACTAATCTTAGTTTTATCGGATAAGCTTTTTATACTTTCACCACTTTGAATGTAATCATATATTTTTCTGTCATACCAATGCAGCTTAGTTAATTCGTTGTCTATTTTGTTTTGATACTTTTGTATGTTATCAAACTCAGTAAACGGATTGATATGTAATTTGTCAAATATGTTTACAATATCCTCATCACTAAAATCCTCAGTATTTTCTATTGGTATAAAATTAACCTTAGATTGTTTTCTAGTTAAGTCTATAAACATTGTTCTTAATGTTCTAAAAATATAAAAATGATTTATTTCAGCTTCGTTGTACATTATATCTCCACCCTTTTTAAGTATGTAGTGTATTTTTATATACATTTCTTGCACTAAATCTTCTGCTGTTTCACTATTACAGCCAAAGCTTTTAACTACTCTTATCCAATCATTATGTTTCTCTGCCAATAATTCTAAGGTAGTTTTCATATTTTAAACCAAGTTATATGAAACCCAAAGATAAATAACATAATAGTTATCTGCTCATAGTAATCTTCTTCATCTACATAATCGAAATCAGGTTCAAGGTTAGGATTATAATATAAAAAGCCAAAAGCAGTACCATAAATTGGTATTAATTGTATGTTTACACCTGTATTATTTATATTAAATTGTATCAAAATGGTAAATTAGTTTGTACTCGCTTTGGTAAATCTAACAAATTTTTTCCATTTATTTCAAAACCAACGTTATTTAAGACACTTTTAAGCCTTATAGGAGCGTCAATAGGTGTTGGTCTACCCCCTGTGTCCACATCTTTAACTTTACGCACGTGTATAAGGCTATACATCCATTCCGTTGGATGCTGCACATACCTGTGAATTACTAAAAAATCATCTGCACGATTAACAAACTTACCTCCACCCTCAACATCACTAGCCATTGGTGGTATAGGATGCCCATAGTATTCGTGTCTTTCTGAGTGTTTTTTTCTTAGTGCGTCAGTACTAGCGTGTGTATTAAGCCATATAGTAACTTGATTTCTTTTACAAAATACTCTCATTTCACTACAAGCAAAGTAATCATATTCGTGTCCGTTATGTGTTTTAGATAACCGTTTGTCTTTCATCATAGAATTATATGGGTCTATTAATAAACCATCATAGTTCCAAGCTTTTTTTACATTTTCGGCTAGTTCTAATATTTCTTTATAACTATATAATTGTGTAGGGTCTATAAATTTAAAGTGGTCATTAATAAACTCACTTCTATTTTTAAAATGTTCTTCTTCTATTTTGTTAATTACATTGCCCTCCATAAACTCTATTAATTTTTTAATAAGAGTATAAGGTTCATTTTCGCTACTAAACACTAGCCATTTTAAATTGTGCTTTATACTATATATTAACATTAAATATAGAACTACAGTTGTCTTACCTGTATTAGCGTGACCAAGTATTACATTAAAATTACCCGATTTAAATCTAAAGTGTTCGTCTATTTCAGGTATATCAACTCTAAGTCCTTCCTTAATTTGACCACTTCTTACTTGTTTAATTTTTTCTAAATGGTCTTTAAAATCTATTATCATATTTCTTTCTTTCTTTAAATATAAAAAAAAGAGCAACAAAACTAATTGCTGCCCTTCACATTAACTAAAAACAAAATCACTATTAAAAAGGTAAACTTTCATCTCTATCAGGACTATGGTCTGTCGCTGACACTTGTTCTTTAGGTATAGGTTTAAAATCGTTTAATACAGCATAAAGTTTCTGACCATCTTTAGAAGTACAAATATCTATATTTAAATAGCCTTTGTTTTCTGCTGCTACTTCCTTTAACCTTATTAATTCTTTTGCAAAGACATCTACTCTAACTCCAATTGAAACTTTTTTCCAATCTACATTTCCTTCTTTACAATAAAGTCCATTTATTAATTTACTATCCATTACAATTTATTTAAAATTTGTTTTAAAGCTATAAAATCTTTTTCTGTTTCTTCTATTACAAAGTCTTTATTATCCTTTGCAAAAGCCTGCATATTTTCCTTGTAACATACTTGCAATAAAATACTGTCGTTTGTACTTGCATTTCTGCTACCACCACTACTAAAATTTGGTCTAGGCTGTGCAACAAATGCAGCGTTTTTATACTGCTCATTTTTAATTTCATACTCTACCTCGTCTCCTATTTGCTTTTTGAACTCTCCTTTTGCTAAAAATTTCCATTGCTGTCCATCTGCAAATGTTACTAGGAATCTATTATATTTCATTCCTTTAATTTCTGCCTCGCCATTTGGTTGGTAGGCAACAATCTTTCCTGTTTTAATACTCATAATCTTTCTTTAAATTTTGGTTTGTTACTTCTAATTTTGCCTCTAGTTCCTCAACCTTATTTCTTAAGGTATCTACCTCGGCTTGTAAAATTCTAATTAAGTCCTCATTATATGTCATCCGTTTCGGTTTTTTTAGATTGACGTTTAATAAGTTCTTCTCTCGCTGCTTTTCTAGTAGCGTCTAATAAAGTGTCATTGTCTCGCAAATCAACTAAATCTTGGTCCGATAAATAATTAATTAAAGCTATCATATAAACTATTTTCCTTAAAGATATTAAAAATAATTAATAAAACAAAAAAAGGGCAGCTAAATTAACAGCCACCCTAACAGAGTAATAATACCCTAACAAAGAAAGAAACTTAATCAAATATAGGACTTATAATTGTTTTTTACAAGTTCACTATAATATTTTATCATATCTAATAACTCAACATTACTATATTTTATTGTCTTATGACTTAAGCTATGTAACTCATTGCTTAAATCTTGTCCTAAGTATAGCGAATATTTAAACTGCTCACCGTATCTAAAGACATTACAGGCTTTACATTGAGGCTTAACATTGCGTTCATCCCAACGAATAGAGTAATGTTTTCTACTCATAAAGTGTCCTGCTTGAATTTCCTTCCAATAGATTTTCTTATTGCAAGTAACACAAGTACAATATCCATTGTTGTCCGCATTAGATAGTCTTATATACTGACTAAACACCGTATCAAGTTTTTTTACTAAACTACTTCTTGTTGGTTTTTTAGCCATTAATTTTGTTATATGTAAAATTTTACTTTATTATACTAATATAGTACTATGATACTATTATAGTATCTAATACTATTATAATACTAATATAGTACTAATCCATCGCAGTTAATAACTGCTCTCCTAAATTAGCATCAATAGTTTTTATTTGTTTATAGATAAATTTACTATCAGACTTAACTTTTTCTTTTTCATACTTTTTACTATCTATGCCTAAGTTTGTATATTGTATAGCATCTAGCTGTAATAAATCATCTGTTTTTTCTTTAACAGTTCTATAAAAATCTTTAGCTATTTTTTCGGCAAGTAATTTGATAGTCATTTCTTCTGACATTTTTATATATTTAAAAGATTAAAAAGTAAATATAGGGAATTTTTTTATCGTCCCTGTTGCGATATATTTTTAGCTGTTCTTATGCATTTTATTGCCAAAGACTTTTTCTACCCCACGACTACCGAAGTAACCACCTATAACTATGCTTAAAAGTCCTGTAATAGAGTCTAAAGGATAACCTAAATACCAACCGACTACATAGCTTACTGTTAAAAATACAAGCGTTAATGGTCTTACATTATTTGCTAACCAAGAACTACTACCAGCATCTGCAACCCATCTACGAGTTACTCCATCTATCTCTGCTCTCTCTAATTCAAGTTTCTTTAAGGCTACGGACTTATCCTCCTCCGACATCTCAGAACCTCCTATAATCGCTTGTATGACGTTTCCTGCTAATGTATCTCCTGCAACTGCTTCAACTACATTAGGTATTTTTTTTAATAGAAACTGACCTACTTGGGTGTCCTTAAATTTCTTTTTGTCAGACATAGTGTACTTCCTACGGTGTTAGTAAGTCCAAACGCTGTTTGGCTTGGAGTCATCTGTGTCACAATGTATAAAGGTTTTAGCAACTCCAATTCTACGGAATCCTGCTTTGATAAGTGCAGATAGTATAACGTATCTTTCGTGTCCGCTACCAACCGCAATATCTGCTGCGACTCCAATAAGATGTGAGGAGTTTGGTACTCCACCAACTTCGGCATTATGTTCTTTTGTTCTATAACCACTTGTGATTTTAAAGGATATTCCTGCAATGTCTCTTGCGTGGTCAAGTTTATAAAGAAAGTTACTATCCATATTCTTACCTGAATTAGGTAAATCAGGACTGTCAAATTC